TTCATTTAGAAATACATAACACTTCCATTTTTTTTGTTTTTCAAAATAGATGTGTTTTTGTAAGTGAGATGGGATTGCTGCTCCAGTTGCTACTCGTTTTACAGGAGTATCAAAGAATGTTTTTATTAATACTGTAATGTTTTCGTTATCATCCCATTTGCGGATTTGTTCTTCTAATAATCTCCATTCACCTCTATTAAGATACTTATCCTGCATTATACAATTTAGATAAGAAAACGTTTGCTTTAGATTTACCATATTGTCAGAAAATGTTGCAGCTGGTGCTCCATGTCCTTTATCATATATGTTTGCTTTATAATCTTCTCCATCTGATGTTTTGATTGTTGGTTCTTTATAAAAATCCATAGCTCCTCTATTCACATTTGTAGGACGGTTTGTTGAACGATACTTAATTACTAAGGGTTGTTCTAACGATTGTGAGTATAAAACCTCAAACACATTATTTTTAATTCTTACATTTTGTCCTAAAGAAACCAAAGAAAGGATTAAAAAACTAAAAAGGATAACGATTTTCTTCATATTATAGCATGTTTTTGTATATACTATAAATATGGGTTCTTATAGTTTTCCGTAATCCAAACCCCAACTAGCCTTAACAGGAAAACCACCTCCTTCAATGATTTCCTTCAATCCTTTAATCAAACTCTTATCAATATCAGTCGGAACATCAAAAAGGAACGAGTCATAGGTATATAAACAAAAATGGATACCACTACCTCTTATATAATCCAATATCTTTCTCATAACCTCAATGTTCATCTCAGTCTCAACGGCTTGTAATAAATAGTTGAATACCTTTTGTGCATTTGGTTGTTCTATCCAGCTCAATGGGATTTCTCTATGAGGTGTTTGTAAGTAACCCTGCTTTTGTGTTTCAATCCATAGGTTATCAATGTAATCAGCTACCGCATTAAAGTATGGTATCTTACGGAAATCATCATCAATACCACCATAAAGTAATTGGAACGTAATTCCTTTCGATTCATCCACATCACATCCATATTGTTCGGCTAACCACTCATGCACACTGGTTGTTGGGAGTTCGAAGTTCACCAACTTACCAATCAATCGAGGGTGATATGCGTTATAATCCATTTGTAAGAATATCCCATCCGATACAAAACATTCTCTACTACCATCGGTTTTGTTTAGGGCAGCATAGTTCACACCACCATGTCTATTGGATGGTCTACCTGTCACCGTAAATGGATTGTATTCCGTAAACACTAAATTATCGGAGGAAAGCTGTTTAGTGGCTTGAGGCCATCTATCAGTAAATTTTTTCCCATCGACACGGATTCCGAATTGTTCAATATCTGAAAGGGTAGGTATAAAAACTTCGTTGTACCACTTAAGAGTAGTAGTGTAAGGTTCATTATGGAAATACTTACCGAATTGCGGTTCTATTGCTTCTACAATCTTCATTAGAGGAAGGGATTGTATCAAGTCATCTCTATACCCTTTGTGAGTTAGGGTTGAAAGGAGAGGATTTAAAGGGGCTTCATAATCAATTACCTTTGCTTCCTTTCTAAAGTATGCCGAATCTACATCATATAGATTTACCGAAACATTAAGAGTATGTAATATCTTTTTCTTTTGGAATACCCACTTTTGTCCGTTGGTATTAAGTACCGTCTCTATTTCTTCATTAGATAGCGATAGAGCGTCTGTATGTTTATGTGGTAATATGTATAACCCATCGGAACATCGTACAACTACGAGCGAAAGAGAAGTGTTTAACGGATGCTTACTATTATCTACCCACAATGGATACCAAATAGATACTTCCGTTTCCAGCTTTTGTTTTAATTCATTAATTTCCTGAATAGACTCAACAATATTCATAGATACAAAGATACAAAAAAAATCCCAAACTACCAAATTAATGTAGAATGGGATTTTGGTGGAGATGAGGGGAATCGAACCCCTGTCTTACAAAGTAATCATAATACCAGCATATCACACGTTTAGGTAAAGTTTAATCTTATTCACTTTCCAAAATAATTGGGGCCGTATGGTTAGTACAGCTTTCCACCAACCTATCAGTTTTTAAGAGCCGATAGGTAGAGCTCCGTTTTGTTCACTTCTATTTAAATGTTCCACGAGTGATGCGGAATGAACTAAGCAGCGTATGCGTACTCAGAAGCCCCAATGAATTCCATCATAGAATCAAAGGTCATAGTTGACATTTCGTCAGTTATTGTTTTGTACAGATTTAAAGACATCTAGCACTTCTGTCTACGTGTGGTACTACCATTCTCATTGCAATCAAGTCCATGGCATCCCCATATAATTATGTAAATATACGAATAATTTGTTAGAGTACCAAATCTTTCTTCTTTTTAAATTGAAGTAAATTTGGAAGATATGATTGTATTAATGGTATCTTATCAACAATAGTCTTTATTGATTTAAAATTACATTCTTTTATTTCTGCATCAGTTCCTTTTACTTTCCAATCTAAAGATGCGGCTGTATAAAATGCATTTCCTAAAAACTTTTTGTATCCTATATAATCAACTTCAGTTATTCTAGAATTAGTATCATTTGCTTTTTGAATAAAATATCTTACAATATATCCCCTATCATAATCCAAATCAGTTAATGTTGGTATATGTGCTGATATTATTCTTTCATCAAAAGTACTACCTATATTTGATATTGTGTTATATCTGTTTAAATCCATTTTATATTATATTATCTTTGTAATCTAAAGCCACCTTCTATTTCAGTTTTCCAAATCATATCAGTAATTGTATGTTTTACAGATGTTACTTGAAAAAATCCAGTTTGTTCATATGCTTTTGGAATACCATTTACTGCAAACTTATCACCTCTTTTAATACCACTCACACCATGTATAGTAAAACTAAATTTAATTGGCATTAATGCAGATACTCCATTTTCTTCTTTAACAACATCATTACCATTTTTTAATGATTCAAATACTAACTGGTCATTATATGCAGTAATATATGTCATTTCTTCTAATGTTTTTCCAAAATCAGAACTTGCAATCAAATCAATTTTTGGTGCATACCCAATTTTACTTAAAAACATTTGCATTGCCTTTTCTTTAGCTTTTTCAGCTGCTTCACTTTTTTCTTTTGCAGTAGGAGTTTTTGTAGTTCCCTTATCTGCTGGTTTAGCTTGCTTTCCCTCAATACTTTTTAAAACCAAATCATCCGAATCCGTAAAAAGTCCTTTTTTCTTTTTACTATTTACCTGAGGTTGACTTCCGTTTACTTTTTGTCCTAATCTATTTCCAATAATTTGATTCATCTTTGCACCACTAATATCTAAATCCAATGAAGCATCCATAAAAATAGAATTTGAACCAGCTACATCAAATCTATATGGAGTTCCAGATGTTTGTGGATTTACATTCATATCAACTACACATAATTCAGTAGAGCCATCCGATGAGTTTTGTTCTTGTATTTGAAAATCCCATACTCCGCCAGCTGCCCCAGATATACCATTAAGAATTTGATATAATGCATCTTTTATAGAAAAGTTTTTAGTTTCTAATATACCTTTAACAAATTGCATATTAACATAAAGGTCTTCTAAAAATCCATAAGAAAGTGCTGGTTTATTTAATCCCACAAATGTACCATCATCTCCGAATTGAATTTGTCCTCTACTTGCAACACTACCATTTGCTATTGCTTCATCGTATGGGAATCTAACCTTTGTAGTACCATCGGTAACTGAATTATCAATTACGTTTGTGAAATCGGTTTGAGCTTGGTTTTCTGATGCTTGTAGTAATGAAAACTTTGGTGTTTGTGGATTTGGTATGAACAATTTATTTTTATCAGTACTAAATATTTTTGGAAATGCAAAACACACAGTGTTTTTTGTATTTACTCTAACACTAACTAATTTATTTCCAACTTTAAATGCCTGAAATCCTATTTTACTTAAAACTTCAGATAATACTGAAAATCTTATAAATCCACTATCTCCAATAAGTTCAGTACCTTCTGGTAAATCTACTTTTTTTGCATCACCACCTTTATCTGCTGTACTTGCCCCACCTCCAAATGTAAATCCAAAAAAACTAGTTCCTTTTAGTTTTGAATTCATTTCAGCTTTTACATTTTCATCTACGTTTATATAGTTTAATGTTGATGCAAAATTAACATCTTTTAATAATTCAGTAACTTCAAGACTTTGTTTATTGGATGGTAAATTATTAAATGCCATCATAAACCTTTGCTTGCCAACATCTTGTTCAGATGATATATCAGATGATTCATAAGCCTCTGCTTTATTAGTAGTTGTTTCTTCTTTACCTTCGGTATTATCAGCTGCATTAAGAAATGCTGGCAGTTCTGTAAATCCTGTACACTTTACAGTTATTGTCCATTCTTGTCCTGTCATTGAAACACTACCACCTGTTATAAATCCTAAATAATTATCATAGTGTCCGCCAGATGCTTTTCTTTTCTTATTAACAACTTGAAATGATTGATTTTCACCAACACTATCTCCCGTTAATCTTTGCTTATATTGAGATACTCCTTTATTTGTATTCCATCCCCATTCTAAAAATATAGTATATCCAGGCTCCAAATAATACTTACACATTGTATCCAATTGTGCTCTTGTATAACAAGTTATAGAAAATGTTGCTTTTCTAGAAATATTCCCAGCTCCCTCATCAACTTCAATTGAAGTTATATTTGGTTTAGGTCTATATCCATGAAACTCACCAGATGGTGAAATAAAATTTCCATACCAAGTAGTACCAACTGTACCACTCATTGTATCATTACCATATATTGAGCCTGCTCCACCACGTGGGTCACCAAATAAAGAAAAGTTTGGATTAGATATTATTTGACAACCACCGCCTACACCAGACGCTACCCTAACCCAAGCATTTAAGTTAGACACTCTCATAGTATCTCCTTTTCTAAGGGCTAGTTCTTTTTGAACGTAATCTGCGATGTTGGAAAAATTTGGAAACGCTGACATAAACTTTATTTAATTATTTGTAAAATCGGTTACTATTTGTATATAGTTTAATGGAATTCTTAATATTGTTTCTTCTGGGAATCCTAATGGTGCATCATGTATATTATTTGCTGATGCGATTATCCACCAAAGGGTTGGGTCTTGATAATATTGAAATGCTAATGTATCCAATCTATCACCTAATTCGGTCATTACATAGACATCATCATCTCTCAATGGAATATTAGGATATATTTTTGGTCTATATACCTCTCTACCATCGTGGGTTTTTTTAGTTTCTAATTCGTAATATCTACTTTCCATATCTTTAAGTTATATTATCACTTTTTTCATAGAACTTTCCATCTACATAAAAACCTTGCATTTTTCCTGTTTTAATCAATGATTGCTTTACAGCCTCAACTCCTGTATATCTTTCTACAATTTCCTTTTGCTGCCCCATCGGCCCATCCCAATAAGAATAAGTATATCCAAATGTACTAACGTATCCTTGCGTTTGTATAAGTTTTCCATTAGCATATATTTTTCCTTCATATCCATCGCCAGTATCCCTTGCTTCAATTTTATATGTTGGTGGTGGTTCTACTTTTGGTACTGCTGCGTTTTCCAAACCAGAATTTGTTTGTGTTGCTGTTGTTGCTTGAGCAGGATTATTAACAGGTGCAGTTGCTGACACAGCATCAACCTTTGGGGTAGTTGTATTAATAGATGCCTCAGCTTGTGCGGTACTTTCTTTATTATTTGAGTCAGCTGCAGCTTCTATTGAAGTTGCTGTATTTTCTGTTGTAAACGTTGATGATGTTTCTTTACCACTTTTATCTTTTCCTTTTCTAATTTCTCTAGGTAATTTATCAAATCCATATAAATAACCATCCTTTGTATTTGATTTTGATTCCACAAAGTTTAATGTTACACTAACATCTATTATTTTTGGTAATTTGTAATTATCTAAAGATGTTGATTCCCCATTCAATTTGAATGATTCATTATCAGCCATACCCATAGCAGCAACAGGTCCAACTTCCCAAGTACTATTATCATCAACAGTATATGAAAGTTGTGCAATAAAACATTCTTTATTTTTATATAAATTTCCAATTGTAACTCTAAGGAATGGTGCAAGTACTGCTATATTTCCTGCATATCCCTGTGGGTATGCTAATGATGTCAAAAAGTTTAATCTTTGCCAAGCTGCTATATGTTGTAATGGTGTAGTTGAATATACTTTAAAATTAAAAGATACACTTCTTTCTATACCAGTATAAGTCCAATATGGAAATGGTGAACCAATAAATTTAGCCGAATCCCAACTTGGTGTTGTAGTTTCTGTAATACCAGATAAAGTTGCTCTGAAGTTTACTGATTGCTTTTTTGCAATTGATGTAAATTTTAAAGTTATAAAATCATAATCATCCAATGTATCAGGCCCTATTTTTAATTCACTACCAGCATATTGAGTTTTTTCATTTACAAAATCAGTTTTACCACTACTATCAATACCATATTTTGTTTTTAAAGTTACTTTAGGAGTTTGTGCATCTTTTAATGATGAATAAGTACTAATAGTAACTCCCGGTCTTTCAGCTGATGTTGCGCTTGTACTCATATCGGCAGTTGCTGCGGTTAGTGCTGCTAACTTAGATGATAAATCATTTCTTAATGCAACATCATCCTGCGATGAATCAACCGTCTCTGAATATTTTGTTTTACCATCGTGCTTAGATTCTACTCCGGCCGCTATTGCTTTTTCATCCTTTGCAGCCAAATTTTGTTGTCCTTCTTTTCTACCTTCGGATAACTTAGCAGTTGCATCTTTTGTTGTTGAATCTAATGTTTCTTTGGTAGATGCAAATGGATTTTTAACTGGTAATGTTTTACCTGTTAATGATATATCAGGAGCTACTTCCGGAACACCTGGTTTAGCTACGGCCGCACCTTTAGATTTAGATTCATCATTAGCAGTATTTAATCCATCTAATTTGGATGATAAATCGTTTCTTAATTTAATATCATCCGATTTAGCATCTATTGTAGATGAATATGTAATATTAGCATCTTTAGCTCCTGCAGGTGTATCTTTTTTTGTATCGCCTATTTTTGTTTTACCATCCGATATTGCTTGTTGTCCTTGCTTTTGGGCCTCTGCTAATTTTGTTTTTCCACTTTCAACTGCTGTTTTAAATTTATCACTAACACTTGAAAATAATCCACCAGGATTTGGAATATCCAATCCTTTTGATTTTGGTACTAACTCATCTATTTTTTTATTAACACGGGGGCCGCCACCTAATGCTTTTGTTTCTTGTGCAACTAAAATAGATGAAAGGTCATTTCTTTTAAAATAATCTTCATCAGTTGGACTTATAGTATCTGAATATTTTCCGGAACTATCGTATTGTACTTCTTGGTCACTTTTACCTGCTAAGTTTTGTGCACCCTGCTTAGGTGCTCCAAATAATTTTTTCTTTATTTCACCTTTAAGTAAATTTATACCTGCTCCCAATAATTGATTACCAATTTGCTTAGGAGTTCCTCTTGCACTATTCTTTAAAACTTGTCCAACTAAATTACCTTTAGAATCTCCTTTAATTTTAGCAAGAGTAATCATCGTATCAGGTTCTTTACCTGCTTTGAAATCTGCGTTTAATGAAATCTTTGTTGGTATAGTTGATTCAGGAAAAGCAATACCTAATTTACCAGCAATTTTTAATCCAAAATCTTCTGCTTTTTTAAGGAAGTTACCAACAATACCAGCATCTTGTGGGTTATTGGAATTTACACTATCCTTCATTATTTCAACTAGTCTAGTTGATTTTTTTTGAAATTTAAATATATCAGTACCATATATTAAAGGTGCTGATAATGTATTTATTATTCGTAATCCACTTGTTTCTTCTTCTAATCTAGTTTCACCTTTGGTTGTTGATATTTTTCGTCTAATTGCAGTTGCTGCTTTAAAAGATGGTTCTAATAATACCGTAGTGTTCGCACTTATAGGTAAATCCTTACTATTGCGGATATCATATTTCTGCTCAGCAGTTTTACCATCTGCTAATACTTTGGTCTTAAATAATTCTTCTATTGTCTTACCCATCGTTATCTTTTACCATATGAATTTGAACTACCCTTATCAACTATTGCCGATACTCTTGATGTAACTTTTTGTCCATCCATATTAACGGATATTTTACCAGCATTTAAATCTGCTCTTAAACCTTTTATTTCTTCAATCAATTGAGCCGTACTATCAGTCTTACCTTCACCACCACCTTCTCCACCACCTCCAAATAAGCTAGATAATCCACCCAATGCCATCAAAACAGGAAGTGCAAGTAAACCACTAATAGCAACCAATGCTAATGCACCTGCTAACATAGTTAATGCACCTGCTAATCCTAAAATTGGCATGTAATCTATTTGAGATACTGCTGATATTTGTTCCATTATAGCTGGTAGTGTTGCGGATATTGCACCAAATCCACTACCTATTAAATTCATACCAGTTCCAAATACTATCAATGCTGCACCTAAAACAGCTATACCCAATGCACCAGCTAATACAAATGGTAATATTAAACCAAGTCCAGCAGCTGCTACACCAAATAAAACCAATCCAGCTGCTGCAGCTAATACAGAATCTATATTTAATCCTTGTATTAAACTCATAGCAAATGCAAATGGTATCAATGCTGCGCCTAATATTGCTATTGCTATTGCTCCTTGTATCATAGAACCACTTGCTTTTGATAATACATATGCAATACCAGCCAATCCAACCAATCCAACCAATCCCTTACCAACATCTTCCCACTTAACCGTTGCAAACTCTTGGAATGCTTTAGCAGATACATAAAGTGCTGCTGCTAATATTAATAATGCAGCTGCTCCTTTAATTAAATCACCTGCTTTTATCTTTCCAAATTTATTAGCTTGGTCAGCTCCCCCACCACCAGGTGCTGGAGTTGTTGCAGTAGATGGAGTTTTAGCTGCAGCTGCTGCGTTTCTTTGTGCAAGTAATTCTTTTCCTTTTGAAAAACTACCACCAGCAAATTGAGATGCAGAATCACCAGGACCACCTTTACCCATAATTTTACTAGCTGCCGCTTTAACCATATTTTTTACAAACTCTGCCGATGATTTTACAATACCACCCATATTAATTCCCAACCCACTTAATCCAGTTCCCATTTGGCCAATTGCAATTAAACTACTACCAAATCCTTTAGCAACACCAGCCAATGGTCCTGTTACAAATGCAGTAGTTCCTTCCCAAAGTGCGCTCCATTTAGAATTGCTACCTTCACCAATATCAGATATTTTATCTGCATTGGTTGCCATTTTTTGGAATTCATCAACTGATAATCCCAATAACTCTGCCGCTTTTCTCTTTTGGAAGATATCCATTTTATTGAATGCTTCTATACCACCCAATTCATCCAAAGTTGATTTTACAGCTCCGTTAATATCTCCCTCATATGCTAAACCTCTTGCTCTATCTAAATTAAGATTTTTACCAAGCATTGCACCCAATTCCATCTCCGCATTAATAGATGTTTCAAAATCTAAAAGGGAATCAGTTACTTTCGTCATTGAATCCATACTAACACCCATCTTAGCTGCTGCTACTGCTGCCTTAGATATATTTAATCCACCATTTTTACCATATTCAGCAAATGCTTTTGTTGAACCAGCTACATCCTTCATTAAGGAATCAATTGGAACACCAGCCGCTTTACCCATTGATTTTGTAGCTGCTGCCATATCCATAGCAGTTGAAGCAGAACCTTCGTTCATTCTTGCAAAGTTACCAACTACATTTGCAGCTTCAGCACCACTAATACCCATATTAGTTGCCATTAAATTGGCATTCAACTGAGTACTAAATGATACATCTTTTAATCCACCAAATTCTTTTGATAATCCCTTTGCAGTTTCTTCTGCATCCTTAAATGCAAAACCTAAAGCAAATGTTGATATTTGTGCTGAATCCACGTATCCTCCAAAACTTCTAACACTCTTACCCCACGCCTCCAAACCATACCCAGCACCAAGTATTGCAGCTCCTAAAGCTCCCTTAACATTAGATGTTAATAAACTTGCAGTTTCTAATATACCACCTATTGTATCTTTTATACCATCATATACAGCTAATTGCTTTCCTAAAAAATCTTTTTGAGCCTTAGTCATTTTACCAAGACTAGCTGCCATTTTATTTTGGTCTGCTAAATTTTCAAGAATAACTTTATCTGTTTCACTTATAGTGCCTAATGTACCTTTTAAATCATCATATTCTTTTTTCAATGCAGCATGTCCCGCCACATCATCCAATGTTAATTGTGCTATATCACTATTGATATCAGCCATTTTATTTAATACTTGAGTTTGTTCAAGTGTTAATGTATTGGATGTAAGAGTATTTTTAATTCTATCTCTTTCAAATTTATTTAGATTTTGGTACAAACCACTTATACTACTTACTGACTTTTCAGCGTTCTTAAGACCATCTAGTCTATCTTGATTTATTTTTTTAATTTCCTTTCCAGCATCTGATATTATTTTTTCCTGCTCCTTCAGTGCTGCAGTCATATCTCGATTTAGACGTAAACCTTCTGCCAACAAACGATTATGCTCAGCTTCTGCGTTTGATATTTTCAGTAAGGCTGCTGCTTTTTTATTTTCTAAATCGGCCATTTATAGAATTATTTTGAATACTTTTGTATTAATTTATTAAGAGTATCACTTTCTTTTTCAATTCTTTCCATAGCATCAATTACATCCGGTGGAAATTTGTTTTGTTTTGCCTGGTCTAATGCTTTATTTATTGCATTTTGTTTTAATCCATCAAAAAATGCATCAGTAAATTTTTTAGCTGAACTGAATAGACCCTCTTTAATTGGTTGTTTTTGTTTTGACATAGTTTTCTCCTTTTATATTGTATAAATATTGGATAATAAAAAAGTGAGGATTAACGCATCCTCACTTTCGATTTACTTTGAGCTTTTTTATATTCCTCAGCTTCTTTTTTCTTCATTTCAACCAATTTATTGAAATAAAACCTTCTCAAATATACAGGCATATGGTAAACTTCAGACCAAGTAAATCCATTACTGAATTGAACCATTTCCCAAATTTGCGAATGTAATTGTATTCTATAATCAAGCGGAAGGGTAAAAAAAGTTAATCCCGAAGGGTATATCAAGCGCCTCCGTTTCACCAGTTATTTGTGATGTAAATTGGAATGTCAAATCCATATCAGGACTCATTTCCTTAACATGCTTTCTAAACGCCTTAGTATCTTTTGCTAAGAATGCATTATATACCCATCTATTGATAAATCCTCTATCAGTATTACCATCAACAGATGTAATCATATACTTCAATCTAGTTGTTACATCATATTGAGTAGATGAGTTTTTGTTTAATTTTTCTAAAGCCTGAGTTTCTTTTGTTATCTCTTGCTCATCACCATGTGTAAGTAATTTAAATTCAATTTCTTTACCACTTGAAGGTAATATGAATTTATATGAATTATTAGAATTTAATACTTCCGTATCAATATCTTTTGTTTGCACTTTACCCAAATCAATAGTTACTGCTTGCTTTTCTAAAGTAAAAGGGTCAGTCATTTCTATCTCATAATCAGCGCCATATCCTAAAATACGAGTTGCTAAAAGGATAGCGTTCTTATCACCAATGTAAATATCATTTGGATTTACACCTGGTTCAACCACAACCGATTCAAATAACTTATCCAATACAATACCTTTTTTAATAAGGTTTTGGGATGCAAGAATATCTTCTTCTCTTGCTGTCATATACTTTATCTCACAAGTACCCTTTCTTAATGGATGTCCTTCAGGATATACTAATCCTTGAGATGGTAATTCAATGGTTTCGGTTGGGAAATCATTTTGTTTTGGTGCGGTTTGCATTTGCACCTTAGTTGTATTTGTCATTTCTGCCATAACGTTGTTTATTTTGTTTGTATATATAAATACATAGAAATTAAAAAAATAGAAAGCACAAAAAAGGGGATTCTTTTGAAATCCCCTTATTTTTATTATTTTTAGATTAGAATTCTAAGATTGCGTAATCATAAGATAGTGTTAATTCGATTGTTGCAACTTCATTTGAATCGAATGATAAATCTCCAAAGTTTGCTTGAGAGATAAATGCACCTTTCAATTTCCATTGTTCAATCTTATCACCAACTGGTCCTAATAAATAGAAATCAACATCTTTCTTATAGAAATCAGCGTATCCATCTCTACCAGTAATTGATTCATGTCCTAAACGAATCCACTCCATTACCGCTTGTGCTCCAGAAGGAACGATTGGGTCATAAAGTGTGATAGTGATATCTTGCCACTCACCTTTACCTTTCAACTTTCTCTTTACGTTGATATGGTCTAAAGTTACGGTTTCAAATTGAATTGTAGGTCTATTTGCTGCCTTTACAAGATATGAAGGGATATTATCTATCTCCATCACATATCTATTTTTCATCTTCGGTTCGAAGTTCGTATAGAACATCTTATCAAACTCTAATATTTCTGCCATTTTTTATTCCTTTTATTTGTATTAATAAATATCTACTTTATTGATTTTCGTATTATGCGTTAAAACTTGCTCCAGTTGGTAAGATGTTGAAATCTATTACGATAAATTCCGCTGTCTTAGCCGGTTGTAAGAAAATTTGTCCTGCTAATATGTTTCTATCAATTACATCAGGTGTATTGTTTGATTCATCCATTACAACTCTAAATGCGTATAAACCTTGTCTTTGTTGAACTGCCTCTAAGTAAGGGTTCACAGTGTTTAAGAATCTTGCTCTAGTTGTTGCTGTGTTTTGTTCGAACACTAAGAAACGAGATGTAGATGCTATAAACTTCTTAAGAGTGATAAGTAATCTTCTAACATTGATTCTATCTAAAGCTGATGCCTTATCTTGCAATGTCTTCTGTCCGAATGCTACAATACCTTGTCCAGGGAATGCTGCGATTGGGTTTACTTTATTCTCATATAGAGTATCTCTTTCAGAATGTGTTAATCTATTCAATACTGAAACTGCTCCACTAATACCACCTCTATTCAAACCAGCAGGTGCGAACCATTCAGCTGCCAATCTATCGTTTGCAGCGAATACAGCCGGCATCAATACTGATGGAGGTACACTCATTAATTTATTACTATTAGTATCAACTGTCTTAACCCAAGGGTAGTAAGTTCCAACGTAGTTAGAATCTACTGAATTTGCTTCTTCGGTTGCTTCAGTAATTGTTGCAGTTGCTGCCACAAAATCAGCGATGTAGAAACAATCTTGTCTATCTTCAACCATATCAATTACTTTTGTAGTAATAGATGGGTGTAAAGAACGAATGATACCAGGAGTTACAACTAAGTTAATATCGTATTCATCTGCATTTGATACAGCGTTAATTGCTTTTGTATATGCAATTGAACCATTAGTTGAGTTATTTGAACAGTTAAATCCTTGCGTATTTGCTCCAGTTATAGATGTACCTAAGTTAATTTTTACAGTTGGTGCGTTACCATCAAATCCATATTGGAATCCTAATAAAAATTGTCTTTTAACCATATCAGTTGCTGCCGAACCTGTCATTACATATGATAATTGAGAATCAAATGCGAAATCAACGTTTGCTCCAACCAATGCTCCAACAGGAATTGGTTTTAAGTATTGTTTGTTATCATCGGATGCACCAACAGTCTCAAAATCAAATCCAGAATAATATATAGGAGATGATGATGTGTTATTTGCCGAACCAGTTTGGTAAACTACCGCAGGTACTTTAGTTGTATCTGCTACATTTGTTACTATTGGGTTTGTATATGCTCCATGTCCAAATGGTGCTGATGAAATCGGGAATGAACCTGCCTCAGCTATTACTACTCTTACATATTTTGATTTGTTTGAGTAATCTCCATTTTCAGTTATCTTACCATTGTTATCAATCGTATTCCATCTATCACCAATTCTTCTAGCTATATAGTTAGGAGAAGCAGGGTCTAAGTTTACATTATTAAATGTTTCTACAACACTCTTTCTCTTATCAGTATCACTATATCCTCTTACAGTTACAGTGAATACAGAATAATCAGTTGCTCCATCTTCACCAGCTGCCTTTACGTTTGAAATACCAATTTTGAATTTAGTATTATATGGAGTACCATGTCCTAAAGTTACAAACTTAAATAAATCATATCTAACATTGTTATTATCTTTTTGAGATTTAACATATGGAGTTTCTGCAGAACTAATATCACTATAAATTTGTGGAGGTAATGCCGATGCTGATACAAATGTACCACCTTCAAGCCCCATCGCAGCGTTAGTGTAATTAGTTGTTGCTATATTTTTAAAATAAGCGTAAGTATATGCTGTTTTAGCTCCGAATGGAGAAGAACCAAATGTATCTACTACATCGTTAGTAGCAGTTTCTAAAATAGATGCTGATACAAATCCAAATGAAGAAGATACTACAAATGAACCAGATGCAAATCCAGGTCCTGCACCTGTTACAGTTGGTGTTCTGAATCCTACAGCCTCATCACCAGTTTCAGTTGAATATAAAACTCCAATAAGTTTTTGTCCAACCAAACCACCAGATGCAAATATACCAACAGGTAAATTTTGAGTATAACCACCAATACCACCAACTCTTACGATGGTAGCACTTCCAGCTTCTCTTAAATAGTTTTGTACTGCATATTCAGTATAATAAGTTCCATCAGGAGTTCCGAAGATATCTTCGAATTCTGATTGCGTTCTAACAATAGTTGGAACAAATGCAGGTCCTTGCTTAAAAGGTCCTATAAATGCTGCTCCAATCTCGCCTACTCCTTGCGCTAGGAAGGAAAGGTCATTTTCTCTTGTGAATACGCCGGGTGATACGATTCTTTCTGCCATTTTATTTTTCGAATTTGTATTTTAAGTTTGTAATTAAGAAAATCCAATATAATTACTTATATAAATATAAAGAAAATGTCCAAAACACAAATTTGTTTATAAATCTGCACTTTGGACATTTAAAGTTAATATTTTTAATTAAACCACTAAAGAACCAGTAGGTTCTATCGATGAACCTGATGTAGGTGACCAAGGTAAATTAACTGCCTCAACGCTACTAATAATAGATGTTTTTTCTTTTATTTGTGTGTTGATTCTATCTGATATATGGTCCCAATAGTTAGTTGCTCTATTTGAGCCACTTACATATCCTTTAATCCAATCCAATACAATTTCTTCTGTCAATTCATTGTATGGTACAAAATTATCAGGATTAATTTGGTCTAATGTAAACGGAGTTGCTCCAGTAAATAAACCATCGTTTCCATTTTCATCTATTCCTTTAACTTCCCATCTAGTACCAATTATAGCGTTATCTACACTATCATTGGTTGTTTTTTTAATTTGAGTTATTTTCCACTCGTATGTTAATGCCATAGTATTTCTTTTTAATAAATATTTATTTTTTCAAAATTATGATAATGTGTGATTAATTACTACTAATTCAAATTCATCACACATCTTTTCAGCCAAATAAGTATTGCTACCACTCCATGCATTTAATACATTGGTTGGTACATCCCATATTCCACTATTTATAATAGTATCAGGAACTGCATCAGATTCTCTATTCGGGTCTCTGAATCTTAATTCATATCTTAATCTACAATCATCCTTTCCTAAATCGTAACTCAGAATATTGGTTAAAACAACATTAATTGTTTTTCCAAATAAGTTTTTATTTTGTATTGTTGTTAGTATCATTGTGTATAAATATTTAATTATAAAGATTAACAATCTTCTAATTCAGATGCTGATGATATAACATTTCTATCTTTTAAATCTTCTACTAATTTTGCTTTCAAAAGTGGATATGCTTGTGCAAATATATCTGCACCTTGTAGAGATGAAAAATCAGCTACTGTTTTTTGATAAGACCTGCCATCAATTACTTCTGTTATAGATGCTGTCATTGGAATAGAATGCCAATGTGGTATTGCATCTACTTTTGCAAGAAATCTTTCATGAATAGGAGAACCAACTCTAGAAGCTATCGATGTTTCTATTAAATTAGCTTCTTCTTCACTCTTAAATACATTAACGTATAATTCAAGAGCTCCTTTGTTTCTATCTACAACATAACGATAAATTCTTACATAAGCTTCGTCTGTAACACCTTGAGATGTTCCTATCGTTGTATTAATTTTAATTGCCATAGTTATTCTATTTTATATATATAAATATATGGTTTTTATTCAAAACTCATTTTTTCTTTTAATTCTTTTAATTCTTTTTTAGTTTCATCCAATTCAGCTTTTAATTCTTTGATAGCTTCTAACAATAATGCTGGAATACCTCTATCTCTAACTGCCAAATAACCATCTTCACCTGCTCTTACTAAATCAGGAACAACATCTTCTATTTCCTGAGCTATGAATCCAATATCATGTCTTAACTTAGTTGTTTCATATTCGTCAGTTCCTTCTTTCCAATCATATTCAACTCCTCTCATTCTCATTACTTTTTCTAATGAGTTTTCTAAAGGTTTAATATTTTCTTTTAATCTGATATCCGATGGAGAACCATATGCAATAATGTTGTTTGATGCAATAATCACACCATCATATCTTAAGTTGATATTTGCACCACCACCTCTATTACCACTATGAATTCTTAAACCATAAGAAGCTCTTAATGCTAAGTAACCATCATTCAAGTCACACAGGTCACCATCATCCGATACCCAAACACCACCACCACCATAGTTATCAAAGTTTGAACGAAGTACATAAGGTACACCAAATGTTGTAGCTCCATCTGCATCCGCGTACCATCTTGGCCATCTAGAAGACCAACCACCTAAACGGAATACGTTATCACCATCCAATCCTAAGTTAATAGCGTAGTATCCACCTTTATGGTAAGACATGAATGCACCATTGTTACCAGTAGTGTAAGCCTGTAATGTTGATGAATCCGTTGAAGTTCCGTAATATGCTCTATTGTATAAGAAATAAATTCTACCATCAACAGTATCACCACCTCTAGCAATTGCCCAGTTAGAGTAGTTACCACTATCCAACATACCTCTCCATCCAGTGAATGAAGACCAAGTATTTCTAAAGTACATTGTTGATACAGGTCCACTTGCTAACTGCCATCCATATCCACAACCATATCCACAAGTATAGTGAGCTGCTTGAACCCCTACCCAGTGTGAAGTTCCCGGAGGTTGGTTGCCCGGATTAGACCAAGTATCAAAGAATCCACTACCCCAGTTCCAAACGTTGTTTAAATCTTCAGTACCCCATCCCATTGAACCAATCCAATAGTTACTATCTCCAGTGTAGTTATTTCTACGGAAGTTACCTTTACCTGTCAAACCGATTCTCATTTTAGAGTAATCATCAGTTCCCTGCCATCTAGTAGTTCCGTTTCCATCAAAGTAGAATGATGTATCGTTTGAATCGTAGAATATAGGTGCTCTTGAACTACCAGCCATTTCAGTATATCCACGATCAATACTAAAGTAAGAATTTCTAATCCATCTCCACACCCAACTATATGAGTTATCATGCAAACCAGTAGTATTACCACCATTATTATAATCATGCATTAATGTAATCTGAGAACCAATACCCCATCCGTTCCAGCCATTACGACCACTACCCATTGTAGTTACAGTTCCATATGGATTTCCCTGATTTTCAGGAGAAACAAATCCTCTACCATATGGTTGCCAATACATACCCTGTGATGTATTCTGTCTAAACCAATCGTTTATATATACGTTTGTAAATGTAGGTGAACCATCAGTTCTTACCGATTGATTAAGATGACTACTCATCCAACCTAAATATCCTAACCAAAGGTCACCACTTCTATTGATATATGCTCTTTCCGCACCACTATCAGTTCTGAATATAAAGTATCCAGATGATTGGTGTTGGAAGTACATATGCGTACTATGCCATTGAATCTTATTATATTCACCTTGCCATCCACCCATATCACTATACAACATATAACCAGGTTGGATATAGTGATTGTTTGAGTTTACAAAGTTCAATCTTGATGTACCAGTAGGGTCTGATCTGTATCCGGTATCATTTGTATCATACCAAATAGTTGCATACATATCACCACCAGTTCCGTAATATGTGTTACTTAACCATCTATTTTCCATAATGATTCTTCTACCATTTAAGTAAGAATCATCTACGTTGAAATAGAAGTTAGAAAGATTAGTATAAATGTGAGCATGTCCAGTGTTTGCAGGTCCAAATTGAATCCAACCAGATGGAGTATTATGTCTATAACCCCAATCACCACCTGCGAAATAATAACCACCATCACCATAATCCATTGATGATAAACGAGAACGTCCATTAGGATTTGCAAAGAATGCAGTATTTTCAGAATCATAAAATATTGGTGCTCTAAATGAACTTGCTTCAGATGTGTGGTCACTATATGTGTACAATCTAGCATTACCATTATATTGAGTTTGGAAACCAGGATTAGAACTACCACCATCAACCGTAGTTGAGTTTGCTATTATAAAACCACCTCTAATAAGGATAGAATCATCCGCATCGTTTTCAGTTCTAATAACTAATCTAGAAGTTTCACCACTTACACCATTTGTTGCAGTTTCATAATAAATTTGTGCACCATCCGATGGATAGTTTACACCACTTCTAAAATCAATAGTAGCTCTACCATATGTACTACTTGCTAATAACACAAGGTTTGCTGTTCCAGAACCATAACTACTTCTACCAGTTGAAACATTACTTGCTAAAGTTAAACCTCCTAAATTAGATGTACCATTAGGGTCTAAATAATATCCAGTATCAACCCTATCATAGAATGCTGATGCGTATGCGTTTCCACCAATATAAACGTGTCCAGGCCCTTGCTCAAATCTTATTTTTTCATATGCAGTTCTATTACCACTAACTCTTGAAGGTACTGTGTAACTTCTTAATTGGTTTGTAGAATCTTCTGCAGTAATTCCAAATGTGTTTGATGGATTATCATGATACAATCCCCACCCAGTATATGGTTCATAATCTGCGAATATTGCTGTCCATCCTTCCGGAGTTACTTGCTGAATTGCTATTGCTGCCCCAGAAGATGAAGTACCACTTGCGTTTACTAAAGTTGCTGGTTTGTTATACGTTGCATGATTTACTGAACCAGCTACGAGTATTGATACACCAGTATCTGCAAAGTTTGCATAATAAGCTGTATTATCACTATCATAAAAGTATGGTGCTCTCCAATCGGATGTTGCTGTTCCAGTACCAGTTATTACCATACCACCAGCAAAACCTATACGAGAATAAGTTGTACCATTATTTCTCATTGCTAAGTGATGGTCATATCCACTTCCATACTCATAACCCAATCCGTACATATTACCGATTGGCCAGCTTTCACCAATAGTCCAAATTACTTTTGAAGCAGTACTATTGATGTTATAATCCCCCATCAAACCACCATTATTATTACTAACAAGGTAATTTGAATATTTCATTCTACCATTAAAAGTTCCAGTATTTAATTGCGAATCAGATGCAGGGTCTAAATAATACCCGGTACTAGTTCTATCATATACAATATCCGTATAAAATGCTCCAAAATTATAAGTGTCACCATTTGGTTGTATTCTAAATCTTTCCGAATTATTATATGCAATTCTTAAGTAATTAGATGCCCCACTATCTACCAATACATTGAATCTATTACTTTGGTCAGATGAATATAGATTTAAATGGTCATTCCATCCAGAACCAGCTGCAATAATATCAGTTCTTCTAAGGGTAGATGTACCATTAACATTCACATTACCTTGAAATGTTCTATTACCAGGCACACTTACTTTTATTACTTTCCAACCACTAATGTATGTAGTTCCACCACCAGTGTAGTTAAATAATGCTTGAGGTGTCCAATATTTTGTTCCACTTCTAAATTGTCCAGTAGATGTACCAAATCCTGTAATATACCCACTTACTTTAGTCCAAGAACTACCAGGGTTAGTATTTGACATTACCCAATATCCAAATGAACCGGGATTACCACCCAATGAAGTAAATGATTCATTGTAATCAATAGAACCCATATAGTGAGTGTTTGTTCCAGATACACTTCGTATCCAACACTCCATATAGTAAACATCGTTTGTATCTACTGGAATATAAGGGAATCCACTACTATAAGCCCCACCTACGTTTACACCACCTACTATTGATATAGCATAACCACCAGGTGCAGTTGAATCGTTTACCCAAGTTACGTTACCACTATTAAAATATGCCTGTAATTGAGTATTATTCCAAATTGGGTCAAACTCAAATACAGTTTCACCAGTTGTATAATGTCCAATAGGATATCTACTACTATCAACTCTAGATTGGTCTAATGCTAAACTACTGAATCTTGAGTATGAATTAGGGTCTAAATAATATCCGGTACTTACCGAATCGTAGAATATTGGTGCTCTAAAATCACCAGTTGCTGCTGCAGTACCACTATTATTTACTGTAAATCTCCAATCACCAAGATAAACTCCCCACAAAGTTGAAGTTTGTGCTCCCATAAAGATATCAGAACCTCCATTATATGATAACCATACACCAGGAGAACCAGTATTTAAATATGGAGTTCCGTTTCCGTCTCCAATACTAATTCTATTTGAAAATCTAGATTGATTAAATCTTACAGTATCACTTGTACGAACTGCTTGATTTAAATAATCTGCGAATTGATAACTATCCCATAAGTCCGCATCAAGTCCACTACCAGCCCCGTCATTTCCATCATCCCATACTCTCCTCCAAGCTTGCGATGTGTTAATTGCAGTTGCGCTAAAACTTCTATAATACATAGAAGCGTTAGAACTAAATCCTAATTGACTATAGTAGTTACCAGGATGTCTATTAATTGTTATAACGGTATTTGAATTATCAGTAGCCGGAAATAATCCCGAAACACCATTACTAATCTGAGCGGTATATATAAGAGTACCATCACCAACTTGCGAAAGTAAATCACCACCATCAACCAATCTAGTTGCAGCAGTTGCTGTACCAGTTAAAGGTCCAGTTATACCTGCAAAAGTTACACTATCAGTTGTACGAACATTTTGGTTCATTAAATGAACTTCAGTTGCTCCTTGTCCACTATCAACAGTTCCACTAAGAACTAAATTACCAGCTATGTATGTGTTATCGTCGTGATACCATCTATCACTACCTTCATCCCAATAAAATTGTTTTGTTGCTGCATTGCCTCTCTTAACTTCTATACCAGAGTTTTCAGTTGGGGCAGTTGATGCTCCAATATCTGCGTTAAGTGTAATAATATTATCACCTACGTTAAGGGTTGTTGTATTAATATATGTCGTTGTACCACTTACAGTAAGGTTACCACTAATTGTAGCATCTCCAGTTACTGTCAATGTACTACCATCGAATCTTAAATTTGCTTCAACGGTTGCGTTTGGTGCAGTTCCATTTAATGTGATTACACCATTATCAGTTGTACCAGTTAATGAAAGTAATCCAGAAGAACCAGACGTACCAGACGTACCAGAAGTTCCTGATGTACCACTCGTACCAGAAGTTCCTGATGTGCCACGAGTTCCAGAACTTCCTGATGAACCACTTGTGCCAGAACTTCCTGATGAACCACTTGTTCCAGAAGTTCCCGAAGTTCCGCTTGTACCAGAAGTTCCCGATGTACCACGAGTTCCAGAACTTCCTGATGAACCACTTGTTCCCGAAGTTCCGCTTGTGCCGCTTGTACCACTACTACCACTTACTCCAGAAGTTCCTGATGTTCCAGAAGTTCCTGATGTTCCAGAAGTTCCACTACTTCCACTAACTCCACTTGTCCCAGAAGTTCCTGATGTTCCACTTGTACCACTACTTCCACTAACTCCACTTGTCCCAGAAGTTCCTGATGTACCGCTTGTGCCAGATGACCCACTAATTCCAGAAGTACCTGATGTACCTCTCGTGCCAGAAGTACCACTCGTACCAGAAGTTCCCGAAGTTCCATTCGAACCACTAGCTCCAGAAGTACCTGATGTACCAGACGTTCCCGAAGTTCCGCTTGTACCAGAAGTTCCTGATGTACCTGCACTTCCCGATGTACCAGTATCACCTGTTCTAGAAAAACTTATTGTTAATTGAGATAAGTTTGGTGGTAACGTTCCTGCTACATAAGCAACAGGTATTTTATAATAACCAGCAGCTACTGTTATAGCTCCTGTAATTCTAAATGTATTATTTACAGTACCATTATCTCTAGATGTTAATGTTAATGTACCTCTAGCCGATGTTGTTGTACTATCATCCCAAGTATCATACCAACCAGTTTGTGTATTACCACTTTGGTCTAAGTTATCAATGTATAAAAAAGTTACTGAACCTATTGTAGCATTGTTATATTGTACTACTCCATTACCAGGATCAGAATCAGTTATTGTTGTTGAGAAATTATATTTTGTTCCACCACCTTGTCCAGAAGTTCCTGATGTACCTGATGTACCAGAAGTTCCTGAGGTGCCGCTTGTTCCAGAAGTTCCTGATGTGCCACTTGTACCAGAAGAACCTCCAGTACCACTAGCTCCAGAAGTTCCTGATGTACCACGACTTCCAGAAGTTCCCGATGTACCACTTGTACCGCTTGTGCCAGAAGTTCCTGATGTACCACTTGTACCAGCAGTTCCACCACTACCACTAACTCCACTTGTTCCAGATGTACCACTAGTGCCGCTTGTACCACTACTTCCCGATGTACCTCCCGTACCATTCGTACCACCTTGTCCTCCAGCTCCTGTTATACCACTTGTACCAGATGAACCAGAAGTTCCTGATGTACCAGATGTACCAGACGTTCCAGCCGTACCACTTATACCGCTTGTTCCCGATGTACCACGAGTTCCAGATGTTCCTGAAGTTCCATCTTGCCCAGATGTTCCACTACTTCCAGATGTTCCCGATGTACCTCCACTTCCAGATGTTCCCGATGAACCAGATGTACCCGATGTACCAGAAGTTCCTGATGTACCACGTGTTCCAGAAGTTCCCGATGAACCATCTTGTCCAGATGTACCACCACTACCAGAAGTTCCTGATGAGCCCGATGTTCCTGATGAACCAGAAGTTCCTGATGTACCAGAAGTTCCTGATGTACCAGAAGTACCACGCGTACCAGAACTTCCCGATGTACCAGAAGTTCCTGATGTACCGCTTGTTCCAGAAGTTCCTGATGTACCACTTGTTCCAGAAGAGCCGGATGTTCCACTACTTCCGCTTGTTCCAGAAGTTCCTGATGTGCCGCTTGTACCAGAAGTTCCTGATGTGCCGCTTGTGCCAGATGTTCCAGAAGTTCCAGATGTTCCAGAAGTTCCTGATGTACCAGACGTACCAGACGTTGCTGCTGCAAATCTTCTACTAATTCTTCCTGTTGTTGTATTAAGAACTAATACTTCATTTGTTGTATTATCGGTTGGTATTGTATCTCCGGTTACAAACATTGAACCACTTACACTAAGAGAACCAGTTATTTCTTGTCTATCAATAACGTTGTCACCAAATTTATTAGAACCAGATGAGAATATTACTGAAGATGATATGAATGTTGTATGTAATTCGGTTGTTGTAATTTTGCCTCCTACATTTAAGTTTTGGCTTATTACAACCGAACCAGTTATATTCGAATTTCCGTTTACTGCCAAACCATTACTAACTCTAAGTGAACCAGTTATGTTTGAATTTCCGTTTACTGCTAAACCACCACTAATTGAAGTTGGTACATTTACAACCAATCCAGTATTTGGTGAAATTATTGCAGTTGCTGAACCAGATTTAATTCTATCAATATCACCAATTGATGTAGCTGATATATTAAATAATCCACTACCGTCTCCTCTAAATAAAGATGCAGTTATGGATGATGAAACATTAAGTGAGCCTGATATTTGAGTATCTGCCTTTAATTGTAAAGGATTACTTCCAAATGAATCTATTTCATCCGTTTGTATTTTGGAAGCACTAAAATTTCCAACAACATCTACTGATTGTGATGAAAAACTAGCTATTCTGCTCCCACTTACAAATAAAGAAACTGTATCTTTATTTTGTTGATTTAAACCATTAGGATTGTTACCCAAATACTCCATTATCTAAAACTTTATGTTATTTCTAAAACCGAAACAATTACATCTGCCGAATTTGCTAACGATGATGTCACCGAAATAAAATCAGTTGCTTCTAATACCAACTTTTGTTCTCCACCAACTAATACATTTGAGCTACCAGGCATTACTAATGCATCTTTAACTAAATAAACAGCTTTGTTAGCTGATGTATCTCTCATCATTACACTTACTGAAATATTTTGTGATACAGAGTTTGCTATACTAACTCCTATAACTGTTGTTGATGTTGCGGCAGGTGTTTCATATACTTTCACACCATTCGTTCCAACAGAACCCGTAATACTATTTTTAAATGCGTTTGCCATTTCTTTTTATTTTTTTATCCTAATGCTATTGCAAAAGCTATTGCCGAATCCAATACACTTACACCATCTACCAAATACCCACCAGCTGTCAGATTCATTGAACCCGTCATAATTATAGAACCACTAACAGATAATTTATTAGTTACATTCAAATTACCAAATGATGCTTGTTGCACATCAATTTCTCCTTTAAATGAACCAGTTAAAGAGCCTGTGAATGAACCACTTAAATTTGCGTAAGCAGATGAGGCTTGAGTAATTGAGCCAGAAAATATAGGACTGTGTATAATCATTTATATTTATATACTTTTGTTATAGGTATAAATATAAACTATTTTCCTTTTAAGGTTTCACCGGCCAAGTTATACTAAATGGATTAGTTTGAGATGTAATATCTCTTAAAGATTGTCTGTATTCAGACCAAATTGCTTTTGTTTCGTTTGGTATATCTGCTAATTGTGTCCAATCACATTCAGATAATAATCCATTTCTAATTTCTCTAACA